GAACACCTGGAGAGAGGCGAGGCCAGAGTGCTTCTCGCCCGTGACGCGAGTGATCGTCGCCGTCGCTGCGGGTGCCCAGCCGCTCGTGTCCGCCTCGAAGCCGGGGTTGACGATGGCGTTCCCAGGCCCGCCGACCCTCGCCTCCAACTCCAGCCAGGCGTCGTTGCCTGGGTAGGTGATGGCGAACTGCTCGGGCACGAGCAGCCCGGAGGGAAGAACCTCGAACGGCGAGAGCCGTTCCAGCACGTCGCTCACACGAACTCCTCGACCGTAGGCACGAGCAGGTCTCTGTCCTCGGCGGGGCTGGGGGCGAGGTTCCCGTACATGACGACGGCGGTGGGGATCAGGTTCCTGGAGTAGGGCAGAGTCGGCACCAACCCTGCCTTGCCCGCCTTCGTGATCGCCCCGCCCCTCAGCGTCATCTTCCCCTTGCCGGGGCGCATGGTCTGATCCCGGTTCACCTTGAAGGTCTTGGCCTTCAGAGTGATGTGCGGCTTGCCCGTGACCTGCCGACCGGGGGTGACGATCCGAAGCCCGGTCTTGCCCTTCAGGGTCAGCTTCGTCAGCGCGGTCGGGGAGGGCTTGACGGTGCTGGAGGCGATCAGTTCGAGGGTGCTGAACTGGGGCCGCTTCAGGGTCATCTTCGCCTTCCCCGGATTGACCTGCTTCAGTTGGGCAGCAACCTGGGTCTGGAAGGACTTGCCCTTCAGCGTGATCTTCGGCTTGTCAGGCTGGAATACAGGCGGGCCGACGACCGTGCCGTCGCCAACTACGAAGGTGCCGACGACTGCACCGACCCACTTGGAAGCCATCGGCTTAGACCGGGGGGCCAGTGGCGACGGACAGCAGGCCCGCCGTCCAGTCGATCTGGAACACGCCGTTCGCTACGTCGATGGGGCCACCGAAGTTCAGGAGCGCCCACAGCCACTTGTCGGTCGTGGTCATCTCGTAGACCACTCCGTAGCCGGTGGTGAAGGTCGCTCCCGGCCCCCAGGAGAGGTCGTCTCCGAGCAGGTTGTACTCGTCAGTAGAGGCGTCGTAGGAGGTCGAGCGGTTGGTGATCTGTTTGCCCCCGACCGTGTAGCCGCCGCCCGTCGCCAACTCGCCCCCGGAGATGTCCGAGTAGCGAAGCTGGGTGTCGATGTTCGGCACCCAGGAGGAAGTCATCAGGATCACGCCCATCTGGGTCGGCACCCACATGCGGGCGATCAGGCCCGTCGCAGCCTGGCCGTACCATTGGCTCGTTGCGGCCATGCGTCGAGGTTACGCAGCAGAGCGGACGGAGCGGTTCCGCCGATTCCGCTCCATGTCGCATGTACGACAGATGCGGTGTCCGCGAGGACTCGTGTGCCAGTTCAAGGGATGGTTTCGGATGCAGGTCTCACTGGCTCCATGTCGTCGCGAATGGATCTTGTACGTCACGAGTTCGAGATGATCGGGATTCACGCAGAGCGGAGTCTCGCAACAGTGATGGACGACCATCCCTTTCGGGATCTCACCCAGGAACAGGAGGAAGGCAGCCCTGTGCGCCTGGATCGGATCTGGTTGTAGGGCTGTCGCCCCGAGGATGCCGTATCCGTTCGCGCGTCCCCGTAGCCAGAGCCAGCATCCCCCGTCCGCCTCTGCTGTCCACTGAGGCCAGAGGGCGCGGAGGTCATCGAGGCTCCGTTTACGAGACATCGCGTCGGACGTGGATCTGAGGCTTCGGAACGTGCTGCGAGCGCTCCAGGTGGGCGAGTTCGGTCTCGATGAACCCGCCCCGCTTCATCTCCTCGACCTGCCCCACGAAGTCCTGCTCCAGTTGGCGGCGCTGGTTCAGTTTCACGGGGAAATGGCAGAGCGGGCATTGGTCGGGGAACGGCCCTAGCTCGCTCAGATCCTCCAGGCAGGAGGCGCAGCGGTAGCCCTGCCACATCTGCTCGATCATCTCCGGGGAGACGATCAGCTTGGACTCGGCCAGCCGCCTGCCGTCCGGGAGTTCCCGGTAGCGCGTGCTCGCATCGACCTCTACCTCGTCCCAGTCAAGCGGAGACAACGCTCTCCTTCTGGTGCTCGATCTCCCGCTCCAGCGCCTCGATGATCTTCTGGCGGCGCTTGCCGAAGGTGCGCTCGTAGTGGAGCACGAGTTCGAGGTCGTGGCCGTCCTCGATCAGCTTGGCGGTGAGCATGTCCATGCTCGGCCCGTCCCAGGTGTCGTAGGCCGGGAACGGAGCGGCGATGGGCGTGTCCATGACCAGGATGCACTCCTCCGGGGAGGTCAGGCACAGGTCGGCCAGCTTGTCCTCCACGAAGGTCTTGGTCTCCATGTCCCAGCGGTTGACCTGGGCCATCTCGTCGGTGTCGTAGACGGCGAGGCGCAGCATCGGGTCGGAGGGCGTGGCCTCGTCCTCGTGCTGGGTGTTGCCTCGGAACTGGAAGTGCTTGATCGCGGCGGCGATCTCGTTCTCGTAGATCATCGCCCCCTCCGAGACGGCCATGAACTCGCAGTAGATCGGCTCCTGCGTGACTTCGACGCCGCCGTCTCCGAGAGCGCGCGTGCGCTGCGGTCGGGCCTGGAACTTGTAGCCGGGATACTGGCTGACGAAGCGCATGGTTCCTCCGGGTCTAGGGGTTCGGGGGGGAGGGCCGTAGCGCTCCCCCCCGAGGAGATCCTAGGCGATCCCGGTCAGCAGTCCGTGGGTGCGCTCCTGCGCGATTGTCCAGGACATCTCGCTCAGGTACTCGGCCGCGATCCGATCCTCACCCGGCCCCTGGCGGTTGGTCAGCAGCTTCGTGTCCCGGTCGCGGAGCGGGCGGCGCTCGATGTTCGTCATATCGACAACGAACATGTTGCCGTTGTACCCGTTCGCACCGGACGGGTAGTTGGCCCACTCCTTCTTGACCACGACGGGGATCTGGTAGCCGAACACGCCCGAGATGAAGCCGTCCACCTTGACGCCGTGGACGCTCTCGTTCGACGGCTTCCAGAACGCGCCCTGGCCTGAGCGGTGGAAGCGGCTGATGTAGTACGCCCCGACCGTCCCGGTGAAGATCACCTTGTCGTTCGATCCCTTGGAAAGAACGGTGGCGAGGAACAGGTCGAGGAAGTCGGAGGTCAACTCGCCTCCGACGTTCTGCTTGTTGGTGGCGATGAACTCGATCAGCCCGCCCGCGCCACCCTGCGGGTCGCCCGTGTTGGGCGCGTTCACGGCGGTCGTGAAGAAGCGAGCACCGAAGAAGCCGTTGTGCTCGATCTGCCGCTTGTACTCGACCGCCTTGCGCGCGGCCTCCTTCGCAGGCTCGCCCCCGCCGTATAGCTCGATGGCGGTCGCGGTGCCCGTGAACGACCAAGGCTCGCGGAAAATCTGGGTGTAGTTGAAGCCCAGAACGCGAGCGCTGTACTTCGGCGGGCCGATGTTCGCGCCCTGCGGGTAGGCGTTGCCGACGTACAGCAGCTTGTCGCCAGCGTTCCCCGCTGCGTTCGTTCCCTGCGGGCGGACGGTCAGGACGCCCGTACCCGTGACCACGGCGTCCACGATCATCGCCTGGCCCGTCCGCATGTTCCGCAGCACGTCGTTGGGCTGGATCGCCCGCGACTCCGCTGCGGTCGTGATCGTGACGGAGGTTGCACCTGACGTGTACGCGGAGGCCGTGTACACGTCGAGCACGTAGCTCTCCTCCAGCCAGTTCACCTTCTCGCGGGTGGCAGCACGGCTGCCCATCCGCGAGGTCATCGTCGTGAACTGCGTCTGATCCGGGTCGAGCAGACGCATCTTCGAGTCCATGTCGATGACCTTCTCGTCGGCAACGATCTCCTGCGTATCGACGTAGGTGCCGACAGCTACTTCGGCCATGACTCACTCCTCTGGTCGGTATGGGTGCTTACCGGCTCTGGGGAGTCCCGTCTAAGCGGTTCCTCGCTGGCCTATGCGCTTCGTCCCGTGGGGGTCGCCTGCGGCGGTGCCGGGGGAAGTAGAAGCTGAGGCGAGTCTAACTCAGCCCTCCTCGTCGTGCCACTGGCCGCGCCGCCGCCACTCGGCTTCCATCGCGTCGAAGAACGGAGACTGCTTCTGAGGGGGCGTGTGCGGTGCCCCCGTGACGACCCCTGCGGCCTCACGGCGCAACTCTCCCTCTCTGCGGATCTGCTCCTCGCGCTGGGTGTCCGCCACCCTCTGCGTAGTGGTTGTCCCGGCGCGCACCAGGTCGTAGACGGCTTGGAGGGCGAGGTCTCTCTGGATCGGGTCGCCGCCCAGGATCGCCAGCGCGTAGGGGTGGTACTCGCCTAGCTCCTCGATCTTCTCCCACATCGGCTGGCCGTACTGCTGGACGTTGATCCCGAGGCGCTGGAAGGACGCGCCCATCTCGGTGTTGAAGTCGGTCGCCCCCACCCCGTTCTGGCGCGCCTGCTCCTCGGCGGCGAGCCGGTTCCGCTCCTCGTGCAGGGCCATCTGCACGGAGGTTCCGACGCTCGCGGCCATACTCGCGTCCATCTCCGCGAGCCGGTTGATGACCGCGTGGTAAAGCTGAACGTTTCCTGAGCGCGCAGCCTGGTACGCATAGGCAGCGGGGTTGACCATCGCCTGCTCCACCCACTCCTCCTCAGCGGAGGACAACGGCATCCCGGTGCTCTGGCCTGCCTGGGCCTCCACCTGGCGCGCGTACTCGATGGCCTGCTGCGCGGTCTCCTCGGCCTGCTTCTTGTCCGACGCAAGCTGTGAGATGAAGCGCTCCTGGTCGTAGGCCGCTTTCGCCCAACGGGTCGTGTCCGTGCCGTACTTCTTCGTCGCCCAGACAACGTGAGGCTCGCCTTGTTCCTCCTGCTGCTCATCGGGCTTCTCCTCGCCTGGCGTCTCTGGCTTAGCGGCCTCGCCGGGTGAGGGCGGGGGCGTTTCAGCCCCATCGTCCGGGGGAGGCTCAACGCCGGGGCGCTCGTCATGGACTACTTCTTCGTCGCCGGTCGGAGGAGGCATGGGCGCGGAGTCCTCCGTGAAGTTGAGCGCCCCAGACCCCGCCAGGAACTCCTCCAGTTCTCTCTCTGACCCTTCCTCGGCCATCACTCGTCTCCTTCGATTAGCTCCTCCTCGATCCCTTGCTCTTTCAGGAACCGGGTGAGGGTGGCTTCGGCGTGGTGAGGCACGCCCTTGATCCAGTGGAGCGCTGCAATCGTGCCACGGATCGTGTCCAGCTTCGACTGGTCTGCACCCTGCGGTTGCAGGGCGACGTTGGTGGCGGTGCGCTTCAGCCGCTCGATCTTGCGGTCGATCTCGACCTCCATGTACTGCCAGCCGGGAGCGCGGAGTAGCGAGGAGAGCAGGTCGGCGCGGCGGTTCAGTTCGGCAGTTGTCTTACTGCTGACGCTGCTCACGCCACCTTCGCCAGCGTTCTCGCACACACACCCGACAGACCTTCCGCTGCTGAGCCTCGCTCCATTCCAGCAGATGCCCTCGGTGACAGTGGGTACGAGAGAACGCTGCCCTCGACCGCTCCCCCTGACCATGTTCGACTACATGCTGTGAGCGAGTGAGCGTGTCCAGGTGCCCGAAGTTCAAGCACTCCTTGTTCCCGCAGCGGTGGTGGAGGTCGAGGGAGCCTGGATCGCCTACGAACGCGGTGTAGATGTAGCGATGGAGGAGCCGCACTCGCCCGTCGATCTTGCCCACCGCATAGCCCGTCGTCCTGGCCGTGTACGTCGTCGTCCAGCAGCCATTGGGCTGGACGACGATGCTGTCGAGAAGCTGGTCGAGTGTCATCCGCCGAGTTGCTGGGCGGCTTGAACTTGGCTAGCTGCAAATTGGTCAGGGCTGAGATTCATCCCGTTGTTCCCGCCCATCTGGGTTGCGAGGTCGGCGTTCGTCATCCCCTGTGATCCCTGGCCGGGAGGAGGAAGCTGGCCGGGAGGAAGCTGCGGGGGTGAGCCGCCCTGCTGTGGCGGGGCCATCATCCCCTGCTGGGGGACGGTGCTCGGGTTCTGGAAATACTTGTCCGCATCGGTGACGCCCTGCGACTCCAGCACGCGCTTCACGACCTCCTGCATGTTCACGCCCGCGATCTGGGCTATGGGAGCGACCATATTGACGAACGCCATAGCCTCCTGAACGCGCTCCTGCTTGATGACCGACTCGTCCGATACGTCGATGTTGACGTTGAACTCGCCCTGGAGGTCGAGCGGGTGCATGACCATCATCGCGTGCGACCCGTCGAAGCCCATCTGCGGGATCACCCGCTCCTGGCGGATCATCTGGCCCATCATCCCGAGGAACAGTTGCCCGATCTTCGAGTACGCCCACGAGTAGTGCTGCTTCCTGGCCTGGATCAACTTCTGGGCGATGGACGTGATGATGCTCATGCCGGTTGCCGTCTTTTGGTCGATGCTGCCCGAGTTGACACCGCCCGCCATTGGCAGGCCGCCGAGCATGTTCTGGAGATCGCCCTTCAGCAGAGCTTCGGCCTCCAGTGTGATCTGTGCGGCTGTCCCGTCGATCTGAAGCTGGCCGACCTGCCCCGGATCTTCCACGATCCACTGAGCGCCCGGATACCACTCGAAAGCGTCTGGGTCGTCCACGTCCGAGCGGATCGTGGTGATGACGTTGGTGAGCAGGCGTAGCGCGTCGATGCGCTGGTTCTGGAGCGTCCACAGGTACTCCTGGATCTGAGCCAGGCACTCGATCACCGACATGCCGACCATCTGGAAGGCGTCGGGCATCGAGGAGGTCATCACGAACGGCTTGCTCTTGATCCTCAGCGGGTCGAACTTGGAGGCGAGGACGACCTGGCGACCGCCCACGGTGATGACGTGGCCGTTCTCCCAGTATTCGAGGACTTCGATCAGATCCTTGTTCCGCTGCTGCGACCAGAGCATCTGCTCGCGGTCGTTGTAGTCGGTCTCGGCCTGGTTGTTCCGAGCCTCCTTCAGCAGATCGACGTTCTTGTACAGGCCCGAGTCCTCCTTCTGCTTCAGCGACTCCCAGGTCTCCCAGGAGCGGTCGATCACCCAGGCTGCGGAGGCGATGTCCTTCGCGCCCTCGGGCCAGAAGAAGTCGCGCATATCCCGGACGATCATCGAGGGGCCGTCGCGGATGACCTCGGTACGGTCAACCTCCTCGGTGCCGAGGTAGCGGTCGATCACCCTACCCCAGTCGTCCGTGACCTCGAACTGCATCGGCACCAGGCGGCTCGTGTCCTTGGTCTCGTAGGCCCAGACGACCTTCGCCAGGGACGCGCCGACGACAAGATCCTGCTGCATGAACGGGCGCTGCTTCAGCCCGAAGTCGTCCTCGTCCATCGCCCACTGGAGGCCCGCGCTGGCGACCTTCGACTTCTTTAGCCTGTCGTTCACCGCGTCGATGGCCTCACCGGGCTGGGGCTTTGGCGTGACCTCCCAGGTCGGCTTCGGATCCTGCATCGTCGCCAGCATCCCCTCCGCGATCTGGAGCAGGTAGGGGATGGTCAGCTTCGAGCGCCACTCGGGAACGGTCTCGTTCCGCTTCTCCGCGATCCCCCGGTAGGCGCGGTAGCGCTTCTCGACCTTCGAGACCCAGGTGTTGTGGAACTTCTCCGCGCTCTGGACGGCGTTCAGAACCTTGGTCAGTTCGTCCTGGACAGGGAAGTCCGGGCTGCCGAGTGGTTCGAGAGTCCGCTCTTTGGCGGTCGATCCGCGCTCGCTAGCCACCAGCAGCGGCGAGCGTCTTGGCGTCCTTCTGCTTCCCGGCCAGGATCGCCTGGAGACCCGCCATGCCCTTCCCGATCCCCGCGCTCTCGGTGTCGTCCTGGCTCTCGGTCATCGCCATCATCAGGTGCTTGATCGCCGCCCTGATGTGGTCGGTCGAGGACATGCCCGTGAGCAGGTCGGTGCCTGCGTCACCCGTGCCGGGAGGCCCGCCCGGAGTCGGAGGGCCGGTCAGCGCGGGCGGGAGGCCGTCGCCTCCAGCAGGCCCGCCTGGGCCAGCGCCGAGAAGCGCCGCAAGGTCGGCCATCGAACCGCCGCCAGCAGGAGGAGGCCCACCCGCACCTGGCGGTGGCCCCATACCAACCGCATCGGGGGCTAGGGCAGACATCCTTCCTCCTTCCTACGACCAAGCGTAATCGGGTTGATAGTGGCGTTTCTCGCGCCGCCGTGATCGTCGCACATCGAGCGGATGTTCCCCGAAGCGGCGGAACATCTCGATGGCCCCGGCGAGCGCCATCACCCTATCGTCGTTCGTCCCGTCCGCCGCGCGAGGGGAAGGGTTGGTCTCCGCGCGCACGAAGGTCTTGCACTCCAGGATCGCCGTCATCGGCAGATGCGGGAGGTCGTGCTCGCGCAGCGCCCGCTCCAGCGCGGAGATGATGAGCGGGCGAGTCTTGGACGTGACCGGGAAGCCGTAGGTGATGTTTTGCTTGTAGTCGGGGCGGTCGTCCTGGACGTGGCGGTACAGCTTCGGGTACGGGCGGCGACCGCGCTTGCCGTCGCGCAACGGGATGACAACAGCCTCCCCGTAGCCGCCGCCCATCTCTATCGCCAGCCGCGCGGTGTTGTACCAGCGCCCGAGGTAGTGCAGTTGCTCGGCAGCCAGGTCGGGGTCGATCTTCCCGTGTAGCTCGGCAGCGATGTTCATGTTCGAGAGATCCATCACGTAGGCGGCGGTCTTGTCCAGCCCCTTCCCGGTCGCCACGTCCGCGTAGATCGTGTACGAGCGCTCCTTATCGGGCTTGTCGTACACCCCAATCCAGCCGTCCGAGCGCTTGACCATGCTCGCCTTCGCCCCGGTGTCGTCGGGGACGAAGTTGAAGCGGTACTCGACCTCGCGCAGGCGCTCCGCGTACCAGGCGAGCGCGTCGGTGGAGAACCAGCAGCCTGCCGTGCCCAGGAACGCCTCGGCCGCGTTCAGTGGGTACTGCTCTGCCATGTCTGCGGGGGACAGCCGTAGCCGCATCCGCGCGAACCACTCCTCGTCACGGCCTGGGTGCAGGTCAGCGCCGAGGAAGCGCGCGTCGATGCCGCGATCCTCCGCAGACATCCACAGGTTGTAGAACTCGTTTCCGAAGCCGTTGGCGGTGGAGACGACGAGAAGCTGTCCGCCGTCCGCAATCGTCGGGATAAATGCCTTCCATGAGGCATCCGCGTATTGGTGACGGGCGAACTCGTCCAGGAAAGCGACTGCGGCTGTCTCTCCGTGCCCCGCTTTCGGAGTCGAGGGCATCGCCAGCAGCGTGCTCACGTTCCCGTCCGGGAACTCCCACTCGATTCGAGTCGAGGGGCGGTGTTTCGTCGGCTTGATGACCTTCGCATTGAAGTGCAGATGCTTCGGCAGGTTCTCCCACAGATCCCAGGCGCGATTGACCAGCTTGGACGCCTCCTCCTCGTTGATCGAGACGCACAGCGTCCTGGTGCCGGGAAGGGTCAGGCATTTCCACAGGCAATAGCCGATCCCCAGCCACGATTCCCCTAGCTGGCGGGCCTTCAGCCGCACCTGGATTTGCCCCTTCGTGAAGCTGGTCAGTTCCTCGCGCTGCCACTCCCAGCCCCCGTCGAAGTGGAAGTAGAACGACTCGCCCGTTTTCGGGTCGATTGCGCGCGTGTGGCGCAATAGCTCAGCCGGGTGGTTTCTCGCTGCCTCTACCTCGTCCTGGAGGGCGAAAACGCGCTCCCGGATCGCCTGCACGTCGAGGGTGGCCGACATCTGCTCTAGGATACGACCTCTCATCGACAACGCAGCAGCGGGCACGCCCTTGGCACCCGTGAGTGCGTCTCAGATGCCTCGTTTGTACCCGCTGCGCCCTACCCCACGGAGGTCGAGTCTCAGTGAGGTACTTCATTCTGGCAGCGCTCTGCGCTGCCCTGCTACTTCCATCGTCGGCAGCTTCCAAACGCGCTCCCCATCACTCGATGTGGATGTGCATACACGCGAAGGAGGCGTCCTGGACGGACGATGGCGACCCCTACTACGGCGGTCTCCAGATGGGCTGGTGGTTCATGCGGACGTATGCCTCCCGCCTACTCGCTGTACGCGGGACTGCGAATCGCTGGTCTGCGAACGAGCAAATCTGGGTGGCCGAGAACGCCTGGCGGCGGGAGGGGTACTCGATCCGCTGGCTCAGGGGCCAGTGGCCGTCAACGTCGTATGGCTGCATCTGAGGTTCTGATCCGCCGCATCTACCGAACGGGCGTGCAGACCGTCGAGCGCGAGGGGGGCCGATACTTCCTCACGCTGAAGAACCGCACGAACGACACGCGAATCGAGGTTCCCATCGAAACCGCTCGGCGCTACTACGCAGCGATGATCCGGGACTAGGGCAGGATGTCTACAAGGGCGCGGCCCTTGGCGAGTGCGTCCACCGAGTCGGCCGCCGTAACAGGCTGCCCGTTCCCGCCAGCGGTGAAGGCGACCGCCACGGCAGTCGGGACGTTCGCTCCGACCTGGGCGGTATACACCGTAGGGGCGGTGCCTCCCGTGACCGTGATCGTCTCAGGCGAGGCCGAGTAGTTGCGGTCGGAGGGCATCGCCTGGATGTTCCCGGTCAGCGAGGTCGGGGAGTTCTGGGTGATAATCGGGATCACTCCGAGGCGAACAAGAAGCTGCTCTTGGGCGTCGTTTCGCCCCTTCAGGAGCATCGAGTTCAGGAAGCTGCCGTTCGAGTGCCCCCGTAGCCTGCGGGCCTGGCGGCTGATCCGCTCCATGATCTCGTTCTGTTTGTTCGGGACGGTCGCAACCCCGCCATAGCCAAGCGTGTTGTTGGTCAGCGGCGGCAGGGGCGCGAACCGGCTATCGACTACTGACTTCGGCATGGCTCCTCCTACGGCTCCACGGTGATCGGCGGGGTCACGACCTGTCCGTACTTCATCTGATAGTGGAAGGTACAGAGTCCATCGGCGGACGTGTCCTTGCCGAGCGCGTGACCTTGAACCTGGGCGAGAGTAAAAGCGGTGGAGTAAACCGCTACCTCGTCGATCAGCCCTTGCCACTGACGACCTATCGCCACACCTTCGTTTCCGATGATGAACGGATTAGCGTTGTCAACCCCGGCGTAGTTCACTCCTGCCACGGACACATCCACCCCGTCGAGATAAAGCTTCGCCGTTACTCCGCTCTTGGTTGCAACAACGTGATGCCAAAGCCCGTCCACCGGGAAGTTGACCGAGGACGAGACGAGCGTGCCCTGAGAAGTCGTGAGTGCTTGCAACTTCCCCGTAGTCATGTCTACGCGCAGTTCGTAGCCGCCGCTTCCCACCTTGCAAGCGATCACATACTGAGGGGAACCAGAGTGAGCGGTAAGCGCCGAAGTTAGCACCCGTGCCTCAATCGTCCAGACATCG